TAAGTGGTAAATCAAATAACCGTGATAGTGTGGGCGGTTCCTTGTGGATTACATTGCCATTCACAGGCGCGGTGCGTTTTCGTGCTCGCCGTATAAATGATAATGGCGATTCCGCAGATCTCATAGACGAAACCAAATTTTATACAGCTTATGCCTATCATTACTTGGATAAACTTGTTTATGACAATCGCATACTAGTTCGACAATGCACACAAGCAACACGAACAGCAACAGCAATTGATAGTCGTATGACAAATTGTATAGCTGAAAGTCTAGTTTATTCATATCGAAATGGCACTAAATCAGAAAGTAGAATTGCATCGAGAAATATTGCTGACTTGGTGATTGAATTGGCTTTACATAAACGTATTGGCCGCCGATCACTAAATGAGCTTAATGTCGAAAAAATTTATTCAGTTTTTGATGAAGTTGTTAATTATTTCGGTTCTGAAAAGATGGCCGAATTTAATTACACGATTGACGATAAAAACCAGTCGTTTGAAGAAATTCTTAGAATGTTGGCTGGTGTCTCTTGCTGTAATGATCGCCGTTTAAACCGTCAAATTTATTTTGAGCTTGAACGTGCAGGGCGTGAACCATTTCTTTTGTTTAATCATCGCAATAAGAAGAAACAAACAGAAGTGCGAACCTATAGAACCAAGCCTGAAAATAATTATGATGGTGTAGAGATTACATACGTTGACAGTGAAGCTGGGTGGATTGAAAAGACTTTAAAGATCCCAAATGACCAGATTACTAACCCTAAAAAAATTGATGGGTATGGAATTGTCTATAAACAACAAGCGCACATTGTTGGATGGCGGGCTTGGAACAAAATTAAATTTCAGGCTATCAATTGTCGCTTTTCATGCTTTGCAGAAGGTGAACTTGTGGGGAATGGTGATCCCGTTGCAGTTGTCGATGATACACGCCTTGCACCAACATTTTTTGGTGATCCTTCACAGGCGATTTTGTCGGGAGAGGTGATCGCTTGGAATGGCTTAAATATCACAGGCTCGCAACCTTGTAAGTTATCTACCGAACATTCTTTTGTGATCCATTTACAACTCAAGAGTGGTTACATAGACATTATCCCGGTGACACAAGGTCAGAGTGATTTTGAATTTGTCCTTGCACGTCCACCAGTAGAGGGACTAGTAACACAGGGGGAAGTTAAAACGGTTTACTCACTTTCAACTGATGACCGACAGAATGATGATCTGTTTATAGTTACGTCTAAAAGCCGCTCAGGTGTTTTTGAAAATGAATTAACTCTCATGAACCTTGATGAACGTTACTATCAAAATGATAGTGATATAAAAAATAATCTAATTTAACTATTGGTCCTATTAATCCCCGCCTGTGCGGGGATTTTTTTTGGAGAAAATTTATGCCATTAACACCACAGACTTTCCAGAATTTGGAGAGAGACATTGCAGATACAGGTAAAGCTCCAAATATTTATGGAATAATTATTCCGCGCTATGGGAAACCTTTTAAATCACTTCCTATGGTTGCGGGTGAGGGTGAAGAAAAATTTAATACCGCGGTTAATGATTTTAAGACTCGTTATTATGCTTTGTCATTGCGTGGTGATTGGGAGTCTTCAACTCAGTATCAGGTAAAAGATTTGGTATTTGTTAATAATATTACTTACATCTGTCTTATTGATCATACTTCAAGTTCAAACTTCCAAAATGATGTAAACGCAGGAAAGTGGATTGTTTATCAAGGTGTAACTCAAGTTGATTTACAGTCATTTGTTGCACAATCTAGAGATTATCAACCAGTTCTTGGGTCACCTGTTCGCTTTAGATTAAACCCACTTAAAGCAAGTATGCTTTACGGCATAAATGATCCGACTCATTTAGATGATGATTTAAATAACTTCCGTG